TCATTCGGCCGGGTCAAAAAGGCCCAACTGATCGGTTCGGCGTTGTCTCCGGTGCTTTCGAACAACGCTGTAGATCCAGTCCTCGGTGACGCCGAACTCCCGGACCAGTTTGTCAGCATTCGAGCCATCGTACCGCTGCAGTATATGCAGTTCCAGGCGCTTGCGCGCCAGCTCATCCTTGACCGGGAAAACAAACGTGATGCCGGCCCAGCGCCGATGCAACTGGAACACCAGTTCCTCTGACTCAGATACTGCTTTCTCCCGAGAGAGCCCGTTACGCACGAACGCCTCGACGATCAGTTCGGCCAACTCGCTGAGCATGTTGTTCCGGCGGCGGATCTGCTGCGAACGGATCTCCTTCATTATTACCTCCGCTTGCTATCTGCGGCCGCCTGGAGCGTTTCCACCAGGGCCTTGAGGATTGGACGCTGCCGCCGCCACCCTTTCGGCAGCTGTTCCAAGCCGGCCGCCTGTTCTGGATGCTCAATGCCCAGTCCCTGGCAAAGCCGATCCACTTCAGCGAGTAGGTACCGCTTCTCCTGCTCGACATGCAGCGCCGCCAGGATTGCCGTGAGCTGATCTGGCTTCTTCAGCCAGGCGACCTTGGCCACGCCGAACATCTGCTTTGCGATCTTGTCGGCGTAACTCCAGGGCAGCCTCATCTCGGCCAACTGCGCCTCGATGACCTGGACCTCGGCGGGCAACTGACTGAAGTTATGCGGCTTACCGGCTGCTCGCCTGCTGGGCTGTGGTTGCCAGCCCAGGCGCTTGAACTCCGTCAGCAACTGCTCGGCCTGGCGCAGGTTCAGATCCCGCGCCGACCCCTTGCCGAACATCACCTGCAGCTTCTGCCGATAGACATCGTCCTGCAGCCCGAGCTGCTGACGAGCGATGTGGATCTTGCTGAGTAGACCCCTAGCGAGTGCCATGGAACACCTCCATGCCATGCCGACGACCCAGCCGGCGCAGCTCGGCATCGCTGATACCTAGCTCGCGAGCGAGCCTGGCCGTCTGCGCGGCCAGCAGCGCCTGGGCGGCGATCATCCGGCTCAACCAGACCTTCGGGTTCACGCCAGGAGCCGGCTGCAAAGCCGGCACGGGCGCTGGTGAGCGTTGGGGCTCGGTCTTTGCTTGCGCGCGCGGTGCGGCAGGCTTGGCTTTGAGCGACGAGTTCTCGGCCAGGGCACCGTTGTATACCGGCGTCTTCATGGGATTGATGACGAAAGTGTCCGGCAGCTCGCGCATCTTGTACCCGACTTTCTCGATCTGCCCTCCGCCGGCCAAGAACTGCTGAACCAGTTCGTCCAGCTCCTGGGCCTCCTGTCGCTTTACGTCAGCATCACGCCGAGGCGGATCGCCGGCCGTTGAGTGGTAGCGCTCCATCACCTGGCCTCCTTGTTGAGCTGTCGAATGCGGCTGTGCAGTTTCTTCTCGACGGTCTTCTGCAGACCGGGTACCGAGAGCGCAGCACGGCATTGCTCTAGATTGAAGCTGTCCAGAGCGCGCAGGCGATCATCAGCACTCACTGCACCGTAGTCCTTGTCAGGACGGATGAACGGATTGGCTTGCGACATCTCACACCCCCTGAGTAAGCCGAGCCACGGCCTGGTGCCCGATCCCCTGGTGCAGCCGCGCGCGCTTGCCCGCGGCATACCCCGCTTCACTGGCCACTTCGTCACGTGCCTTGAGCTTGCGGCGCTTCATCTCGAACTTGCCGACGTCAGCGTGGTGCTTCGCCATGTACGCCTGAATCGCGTCTGCGATGTTGTCGTCGACGCCCGCGAACTGGTCGACCTTGGCGTATACGGCCTCGATCCACCCATGCGCGAAGGCATCTCCACGGGCCACCTTGGTGGACCGCTTGCAGCGTTTCTGTGTGCTCAGGAAGTCCTTGCGCACCTTCTGCAGCTGTCGTTCCAGCACCTGGTAGGCGTAGCCAGTCAGTTCCGGCGCTGCCGCGCAGCCGACGAATAGGAATGAAGCGCTTTCGAAATAGGAGGTACAGATGATCAGGTGTGTGCCGAAGGCATGGCAGCACACTTGAGCGAGGCACACCCGCCAGGCCGGCGGTTTTCCATCCGAGCCAGCGGGAACCTTGGCTTCGCCAGCCATGCTGGCCAGCACGTCGCCCATCTCCAGGTTGTAGGCTTCCATCAGTTTGTGGGCGTGACGCAGTGCGATCTCGGCCTCGTTCGGATTCGAACCCCGCCCCTTGGCCATTTCCAGGCACTTCTTGATCTTGTCGAGGATACGGTCCTGGTCCATGTCACACCCCCGCGATATCAAGAGGAATGGAGCGGTACTGGTCGGTGTCCCCGACCCGCTCCTGGATACGCACGTACGCCTTGGTGCTCACGACCTGGACAGCCTCGCCGATGGCCTGCATTGCCCGCTGCCAACGTTCGTCTTCGATCTGCAGGCGGCGCAGGGCAAGCACGCTGCCGGTACGGATGTTCCCAGCTTGGTCCACGCGGAACGCATCGTTGATCAGCGTGATGACCTCCGCGCGAGCACCTTCCGTCCATTCGTGGAGGCACTCATCGATCAGCGCCTTGGCCGCCTGCAGGCGCTCGTCGAAGGCGATGTTGTCGGCCATGGCACGAATGACCTTGTAGCGCCCGTCTAAGCTGACCAAAGACACGTTGCCCTTCTTGCCACCTACCTTCGCTTGGTACTGCTCGGCCGACAGGGTGATGAAGGCTTCGATATCACCGAATGTAGCCAGTTTGAAGTCCAGCAACGCCTTGCTCAGGGCTTTCCCCTTCGCGACGATCTCCTGCACGAGGTGGTCGCGCTCCAGGTCGATGGGCTTGATCATTTTTTCAGGTACCAGGCGCCCCTTGGCGTCCATGCGGTACCCGGCGGGAACATGCACTGCTTGTTCAGCCATGGGAGGAATCCTCAGTTGGAGAGAAGGTTTTGCACCCGCAGCGTGGGCAGACGTTGTCGCTACGCGAAGAATCCTTCGGGTGCGGCACCGGACGGAGATCGCCAAGCACGCCGATCCAGCGGCAACGCCGGCATTTGAGGCGGCGCTCAGTCATAGCCAGCCTCCAGTTGTCGGTTGTGGCGGGCGATGACGCCTTCGGCCATCAGCTGCAGGGCATCACCGGGAAGTTCGTTGTAGTCGCCATTGGCCAGAGCCTGCACGAATGCTTCAAGCGGGTCGGCTCCTGCGAGTGCATGTCCCTTCGCCCAGGACACGACACGCCCTCCGTCTACCTCTTTAGGTACGGTGGTGCCGCTGGCTCCCTCAATGACGAGAGTGTCGTAACGGGTGCTCTGGATCACGGTTGTTCCTCCCCGTCAGACTGCAGTTCAACCTCGATCTGTAGGTCGATCGCGTCACCCTGTGCGAGAAGCAGTGCCGTGGCCCTCACCAGGTTCTTTCGAGCGTCCAGGCTGGGTTTCCACCAGGATGGCTCGAACGGCCACCAGCCCGGCACCAGTTGCGTCAGGCACGGCTCTCGCTCTGGCTGGCAGATCTGCGTAACGGCTTCGTCGGCGTAGCAGGTAGCAGCCAGCGCCAGTTCACCGCCCCGGTGCTCGGCATCATGGCTGGGGCTGAAGCCTTCCTGGAGGATCTGTCGCCGCCGTTCTGCCAGCACATCCCGAGCGAAAGCAGATACCGGCTGCTGGACCGGCATCGCGAAAAGAGCGATCACGTTCTTGCCATCCTCAGCCCATTGCTCCGCTCGGTTTGGATCAGCCGTGTGGTCCGAGATCCAGGCGCCGTCGAAAATGGCCCATGCCACAGGCTGTACTTGCGGCGCTCCATAGAGATGGGCTGTGCAGCTCATGAGGTCGGGGTAGCCACCAGGACGTCCCATTCGGTGCTTGCCGTTCTCCAGCGGCACGCCGGCCTGGCAGCCATCGCACTGGTTCCGCTTTGTGCCGTTGTTCATCAGTGCACCCTCCCAGCAGTCTGCTGCTCGGCCTTGAGGTGCAGGTAGTAAGCGGCCAACTGCTCCAGCTCGGCTTCATACGCCTCGTGTTGATAGGCCAACTTCAACTCCGCCAGCTTGATCAGGATGTTGTTCGCGTGATTGAGCTGCTGGTTCAGTGTGTGGTTGATGGTCTTCAGCTCAACCAGTTGCTGGTCCTTCGCGAAGCCATCCTGCAGAACATCCTTCAGGGCCAGGCGGCAGTCCTCTTCGCTCATGGAATCAACGTCCATCAGCGGGGTGTAGGCATGGGTGATGACGGTCATTGGTCTTGCTCCTTCACCGGGGTCGTCCAGGCCACGTCAACACCGAGCAGGCTGACGACATGGACGGTGACCATCCCGCGAGTGGTCTGGCGAATGCCGCGGATGGCGTTGCGGAAGCGGCGGTGCAGCCGCAGCGAATCCTCTTCGCGGATGAACAGGCGGCGATCGAGTAACGACGTCTGCTCAATCGGAATGCCGGCCTGGCGCAAGGCGCGGGTGGCGCTGTTGACGGCTTCCAGGCAACGGGCCAGCTCCGGCGTCAGCACGGTGCAGAGCGGCAGATGGGTAGCTTTCGGATGCTCTTCAGGGAGGCGGCCAGTAATCGGTACGACGTTCATCTCACACCCCCCTGATCACATCGGCAGTGACGAGCGGTTCGCCGACATGCACCGCCAGATTCATCGCCGCGATCATCATGTTGCCGATGGCCAGTGGGTAGAGCTGGCTCGTCTTGTCGCGGCCGCTGGTGCTCAGGCGCTCGATCAGCGCCTGGATACCGCTTGCGTCCACCACGTCGGACAACTGCTTGCCAGCCCGGCCGAAGCGGAACTCCAGGTGCTTTTCCACGGCAGCAACCGGGATCGACTCCAGCTCTACGATCTCGATCCGCTGCACCACCTCGCGTACGTCACCGTTGCGCGGGGAAAGCTTGGTGCCCAGTTCGGGCTGGCCGATCAGGATGATGCTGACCAGTTTGGTGAAGCCGTCCTCCAACTCACGCAGGCGCTTCAGGTGCTTGAGCGTGGCGATCGGCAGGCTGTGTGCCTCCTCGATGATCAGAACGTGCTTGAAGCCGGCGGCATGGCTGACCTTCAAGGCTCGGTGCAATTGCGCGAAGCGTGCCTCCGGGCTCGATTTCGGCCGCTCCAGTGGCGCAACCGCAGCCATCATGGCTTCGGCGATGTGGGTGACACGCAAGGTCTTGCCCTTGGTATCGCTGTCCTCCATGGCCAAGACGTAGGGCTCGATAGGGATCACTGGAGCATTCTCGGTGTTCAGGCGGTGCACCAGATCGCGGCGCAGGGTGGATTTACCGGCGCCGGACTCACCCACCACCGCAAGAAAGCCGTCATGTCGGGCGACGTGATACATCGCCTCGCGGACGTAGCGAATGTCGGGGCTGACGTACATGTCGTCAGCGCTCTGCAGCTCTTCGAAGGGGTCACGACGGATGTCGAAAGCCTTCTTCGTCGCTGGTAGCAGTACCTGTTTGTTCATTACCATGGGGTCGCACTCCTCGTTTTCTTGAACGTTTTCGGGGGTTGCAGGAGCCTCGGCGTTGGCGCGCCGGGGCTCCACTTCTTCAAATGCCTGGCGCACGTCATCAAACTGCGCGCCATGGCCCATCAGGTATTCGGTGATCCGCCAAGCCAACTGTTGCTGATTCAGCGATTTCGGCCAGAGGCCGTGATTGATCAGTTGAGCGATCGCCGCCGGGCTCAGGTCGACCGCTCGAGCCAGGTCGGCCTGGGTCTTACTGACCCCGGCAAGCACTTCCTTGAGTTTCAACATCAGTTGCCTCCTACGACGCGCAGGCCAGGCCGGGCCGGCTTGCGCAACTGGTTGGCGATGGCGTCGAGCTGGTCTTCCGGCACGCCTTCGGGGTGGGTCTTCTTGAGCCAGGCCATCGAGTCCGTGGTCCAGGCTTCACCCAACTGCGCGCGTAGACGTTTGGCCGCCTCGACATGCGGAAGGAGCGGAACCTCCACGATGGGAGCTACCAAGCTGTGTTCCGTGCCGCGTCGCGGCATGAAGGTGGGCAGTTGGGTGTCGTCGATATGTTGGAAGGGCTTCAAGGCACCGCCGAACGGAACGGCCTTGGCCTTGCGCGCAGCCTGCACTTCCGTTTCGCTTTCGACGCCATAGGCCAGTTGGTCAACAGCTTTGCGGGCCTTCTGCGCCGGAGTCTCAGCCTGACGGCTGAACGTCTGCCCGATCACCGGTGAAGTGGTCGCGTAGCCGCCCTCATCCTTCTCGACCTTGGGAAGGACATAGAAGACCTGACGACCCTGCTCGTTGACCGTGACCAGTTGCACTGCATCTTCGCGCCAGGGGTTGCGGGTGATCAGCACGCGGTCGTTGACGTTCACGTCCGGGACAACCGAAATGTCGTACTCGCACCCTCCGAACGAGACGCGAAGTTTGGCCGTGACCTTCCGAGACTCTGGTGCCCTCACTGCAAGCTCCCGGCACAGCTCGACCGTGGGCGCCTTGATCAGTTGGTCAGCCCGGATGGTCATCCAGAGTTCTGACCTGGTGCGCCTATGGCGGCTGTGTACGGCGGTCGCATTGAAGTGGGCGCGCCACTTCTTCGCTTGGGCGTTGAGTTCGTCCAGGTCGTTGACCGGTTCGAACTTCAGCTTCGACTCGAACTTGCGCTCGATGATGTTCCGGGCGTTCTCGACCGAGCCCGTAACCCGCGCCGCGCCTGGCGCGTGCACGATGGCCTCGATGCCCAGGGAGCAGCACAGATTCTTCGACATCGCCGAGATGTTGGCCGAGCCAGGGTCCATCATCAGGATGCGTGGCACGCCGTGGAGCATGTCAGCTCCACCACGCTCTTGCATGGCCTCGATCAGCACTGTGCAGAAGTTCTCGCCACTCTCGGCGCCCATCAC